AATACTTATCATAACTCTCACTCATGTTATCATAAAGAATTGCCATCATAGTTTTGATGTCCATATCATCCAGAATCTGGTTGATAAGATTGTCCTGCAATTCGTCCCGGTCGATGATGTTGTCAGTCATGGAGTTTGTGTGGTCGAAGGTTGAGAGGAAAGACATTACTTAGTGGGAAAGTTTTTGCAGACGGCATCACATAAGACGCGGCTTAAATCTTCTGCTAGTTGTGATCTTTCGTGAATGTCATCAATGGGTAGATCAAATGTAAACTCATCAACAATAGCATCAATGTCCTCCATAAGTTGTTCACGTTGAGAAAGCATTTCGAGTCGGTCCATTGTTCTCAATAGTCGGTGTCTCCGTTGATGTACTTCTCAACGTCGAATTCTTCTTCCTTCTCCCATTCTTCCTTGTATTCGATGACATCAAAGATCTCACCGGGAGCATCCTGAATCTCAGAGAAAATGTCGGTGTCGAAGGTGTCGAAATCCATGTGGTTTTTTGAACTTGAAACTACAATACACGATTTTGGTGCCCGTGGGGAGATTAGTGGGCACCTCTACAATTGTCACAGGTCTTTTAACATCTCATCGATTTCGTCGGTATTGATGAGACCGTCCATCCAACGTACGCCGTCCGGTGTCATTTTACCGAACACGATTTCCAGTGCAGGGATACAAAAATCATAGGATGAATTGCCCTTCACTAAGTTGTACATTCTCTCATCATTTTGCAACCAGAGAGCAACATTCCAGGTTTCATAATTTGTCCACCCGTTGTAATCGGTTCTCTCGGGAATCATGCTGGTGAGTGTGTCCATGAATGAGTTTCTCAACTGTTAATACAATACACGATTTTGGGCGCTGTGCTCATTTACTGTGCCACTAGAACATGTGGCACAGATTGTTGTTAATCAGGCATACACAAAGTAAGATCCAACGGTGTTACGGAAAATGTTAACATTCTCCAGGATTTCACGGCGGTTGTTATAAACAACCTGTGCGCCGGTCCAGGCATACTCACCCAGCACGATTGCCAGGGCAATGATACGAACCGTGGATTTCACTGCCATTTCTATCACGAATGACAGAATGTTCAAAGTGTGAAGAATTGCGAGGATTGTGTTGTTCATTTGTGAAAAGAATTTGTGGGGAAGTAAGTAACATTTTCGACCCACAAAACAACAATAACCCATCACGAAAGAAATCACAAGGGGTTCTGTGCCAGTTCTCCAACTGGTTTTTTTAAATATTCTATTCTCAATAAGACCTCACTATTGAGAATAAAAAACCAATCTACGAACTGGCACAGACTAAAAGATATCTGCCAGATCTGTGATGGTAGCATGAACATCTTCATCCCCTTCGAGCTGCAGAATCTCTCGCCAATCCTGCGATTCGATGTCAAGATCGTCGTAGCACTCGATGTCAAGAATGACGCGAATTGTGCGCTTCTGTGCGATCATGGTAGGTGTGGGGATGGGTGTTCTCGGACTATTATATCATGCGTAGTGCATGTATGCAAGCGTCTGATAATCTTGCTCGTCACGGTACTCGTCATCATCATATGATGTAATCTCGTCGTCATATGATGTGTTATCTTGTATCATGTTGTATGATACATGATTCTCACACATCTCGTCGAGATCATATGATGATGCATAATCATTGCTTAATGTATAGTCGAGATCGTAATCGTCGTACATGGTTCTCGTCGAGATTGATGAACTGTGATTATGATACTATGATCTCGTCGAGTTGTCAAGTGATTGTCTCGACGAGATTCATAAGGATTATTTATAAGGTCTCGTCGAGAAAATGTGTGGGTCTCGTGATTTTTTGCCGTCCCGTGGATTGACAAACTGCGCGATTCATGCTACGCTCGCCAAACTCACATAAGGTCAGGAGGTTTCTAACACATTAACAGAAGAGTTACTCAGGGGTTTCTATACAGTATCCACACAGTATCCACGGGGTTACTAACACCTTATTGCTAATGATTCTCAATAGCAAACAAACAACACTTTTATATTTAAAAATACCTTTTTAATTGTTTTTTAACCATTTTTACCCTCATTTCTCCTATTTTTAATGTATTTCACCTCATTCCAACACCAGTGATGACATACAATCAATATATGATGCTTCTTGTGCATAGGAACCAAATCATCAATCTTTTCTTTGGTTCCAACCTCTATGGTAATATATTCAGGATCAACAAAGTACACCCATCCTTCTATACCTTTCCACTTAACATAATCATCAAGTTGTGGGATATATGTATCAGTCATCATCTCTTACCACACGAAGATAGTTTGGATTGGCACCCTTTGCCATGAGACTTTCTAACAGTTCAGAACACTCTTCCTTTGTAAGGTGCTGATGCTTCTCATCAACAAGTGCCCAACCATTGGTTCCTTCTTCTTCAATTTTGTATGTTTTTTGTGTCATTGTTTTTCTATTACTTACCTTCTAATTTAGTACATCCTTTAGGTTTTACCTTATCATAATCAATACCCTGTCCCTGGTTATCAGTCTTTGGACTACCCTCATTAGCTTTGGCAGTCTTTTGGAATGTGGCACGTTTGTAACGCCTACTGAATACATCAGGATACCAATAAGTTTCAACCCAGTTTAATGTTGGATTCAGTTCCATATGTTGTTGAACAGAATGATCAAAGATACCGAGTTGAATGTAACCATCATGACTGATACAGGAGTGTTCATCTAATGGATGAAGATAGAGAGTTCTTTTAACTGGTGATGATGGATGTTCTGTTCTTTCGATTGGAAACTCATCATTGGTATCCCATCCGAATTGTTCCATTAGTAAGATGATTCATGTTGAATAAATGTAGGAGTGATTGATGACTGATCCATTTGTTGATAAATTTCATTCAATCGATTGTAGATGGTATGGCACGGTCCATATTCTTTTGCTATATGATATTCATCCTTATGATCAAGAAGTTTGAGGGCACTGATAAGTACCCCCAGTTCATGAACATTAAGACATACATCCATCTCTGTTGCTTTCATAGATTCGGTGCATTTCTTTATCTATGATTATAGCACATGACACGGTTTCTTTATGACAGGACATAACAATAATCAATAGAGTTAATACACCAACCCGTGGCAGATGTAATCTCCTCAACTAAATCATCACCATCAATCGCACTCCAGGTTGTTGACATTACCTCATCAACAATATCATCTCTCTCCTCCTTTGAAAGAGGACAATTATACTCCTCATCCATATAATCATCATCAAAGTCAAAATCAATTTCAACAATACGAAAGTTCATTGGTTTGAAAATAGAAAGTTTGCGAAGTTGACGATCGGTATCAATAAACATCAGACCAGTTCCTGTTGATACTGGACAAAATGTTCTTCGGTTGCCTCATCTATACTGTCTTGAATCACTTGATAGATGTAATCATTATCACCAACATCTTCCATAATACGTCTTACCAGGAAGGGATCATCTACATTGTTGTCATAATCAATCTCACCATCTTCATCCTTCAAATAACAATCGTGCTTGGTATAAATCCATGCGGCACAGTCTGCATCTTCACCATGTTGTTCGATAAGACTGTTGACACGTTCATGAAGTTCTTTGAGAGTGTAGTTCATGAGAGAAGAGAATAAATGAGAAGAACGATGGGCAGAACGTAGAACATCAGCAACAGGCAGGCATATAGGACTCGGGTTCTGTCAGGAAGTCGGTGACAGTATAACCATGAAGATCCAAACGTGCATTGACAGTTTCGATCATTTCCTTCTTTGACATTAACCGCATTGATTGTGCATCACCCTTGAACTTCAGGGTATATACAAACTTATCGGTCAGGATATTGTGAGGACGGAACTCAACAACCATGGAGTGACGCTTGCTGGTGACTTGCATGTGGGGTGTCTCCCTGTCGATGAACTTATTATAGGGCATCAGAGGACCGTGTGAAGACCCCCTGTGCCACTCTCTCAACTGGTCTTCTCCTCCCTCATTTGTGCAACAATGGCACTTAGACTGTCCGCGACATCAGACATTGCAGATCGTGCATATCCTGTCGCATAAGGATAACCCTGATCATCATTTTCAGGTGCCTCATGACAAACATTGATCGCACTGTTCAATCGATCAATCAAGAAAATCAGTTGGTCATCAATAGTGAACATGTTCATCAGACAGAAACGTTGAATGTGTTGAGGTTTTGAGTTACTTTACTGTTAGGTGACAGGATGCTACGATCATCACAGACTTCCCATCCGTTCTCATTCTCCTGGATCACGGCAAACCCGAACACACCGGCAGTCGGCATCATGTAAAGACCGTGCTTTTCAGCCTGTCGGGCACTGGAGAATCCCCGTGCCGTGATAGTCCAGTCAGAACCAAAATAGGCACAGATGAAGTCGGTCATGGTCTCCTCCCTTGACTACCTCTGTATTATAAAGCATCTAGGGACCGCTCAAGTGCGTTCTGGGACACCTCTTCAACTGGTACAGTAGACTGGATGCGTTCAAGTGATTTGGAATAATATTCTTCATCAAGTTCACATCCAATAAAGTTTCTATCGTGCATCTTACATACCACACCAGTAGAACCAGATCCACCAAAGATGTCAAGAACTGTCTGTCCTTTGTTAGAAGATGTTTTAATCAATCTTTCCATCAATGGGATTGGTTTTTGTGTGCTATGAAATTTCTGTACCTTTCGATCATAAAAGTTGATATCACTCCATACATCAGTCAGTCCAGTTTGTATGTTGAAAGTATATACAAGATCATCATATTCTGGTAAATTCATAACTTCCTGCAACTTAATCCAGTCAGCACGAGTAGGATAAACTCTGTGCTCTCTTGGTTTCTTTTCTGATGCCATACAGGCAAATGCACCACCACCCGTCACAGCTTTGCCTAGGTGAGCATTAACATCATTACCCCTCCAACCTAATCTCTTGCGCTCTGATTGCAGCAAGTCTCTGATATGATCCCGTGCCTCATAGTGAAAGAAAAAAATGGATTCTGTCGCAGTCGGGAACATTTTAAGTTTGCTACTAGTTCTACCTGCAACTGCCTGCATTCCTTTGTTAACGACAATCTGTTGACGGAATGTAAACCCAGCACGTTCAATCACTGGCAAAAGTGTGCAGAGTTGTTGTGGAAAACCAAACAACCAAAAACTACATCCCCACTTTGCAACTCTGCCTAATTCAGTGATCCATTGCTCACACCATGAGTAGTATTCATCAACCGTGAACCATTGGTTGTCCCACTTATCATTAACCACACGATAATAGGGTGGATCAGTGCAGATAAGGTCGATAGATCTGTCATCCAGAGACTTCAGAAACTCAATGCAATCTTGATTCTTGTATATCAATTCCGCACCCATTCGCCACGCTCTTTGTTGAAGTTCTTAGATTCTAGCACAGATTGTGAATCAAAACCAGCAAATTTAGCAGGGATCTTCTCAGGAGTTTGATTATCCATATCAAAATAATCAAAGTCAAAAGATGTGCTACCTTCGTTCACAGTCAAAACCCCATCAAATTTCAATACAGGACCACTCAAATAGAAGTCAACTTTCAGCGGTTGAAAGTTAATGTGATTAGATTTGTCACTATTCTTTTGTGCTTTAGCATATGAATTAAGATGCTCAGAGTCTTTTGCAATCGTCCAATAACGGAAACGAAACTGTCGGCAAGAGGGATCATCTTGAAGAGGTTCGATGAATGTGAAACGATACTCTTTCAGACCTTCAAAATGTTTGAAATGAGACTCAGCATTGATACCCCATCGACCATCACGAGGATTAGTTTTAGTAAATGTTTTTTGATTTTTATTTGCTTTGAATTTATTACACTTGCAATGAGGACATTCAGTGGCAAAGAAAACTACTTTTTTACCACAATCTCCACAAAATTTAGATTGAACATGTGAGGTGTTCTTATCTTCACCACCATCAGCATTATCCCATCCACCGCCACCAGTGCCGCCACAGATGGTGTCATTAATCATTGCACAAATAACCTCCGACAAAGTATCATCAATGATTTGGACTGGTTGATTGTAAATTGTGAAGTATTTAATTTGAGCAGGAAGACTGGCGGTACAACCTTCAATCACCTGCTTTACATTTTCCTGTAGGATCATGATTAGTCCAGATTGAATAATTATAATTATACACCACCACACAGACGGTTGCACCATCCCTGTGACGATTTTTCAGGTGGCACATCCTTTTTATCAATCATATACAGATCATATAGAATTTCTTCACTCTCCCGTGCCTCAATCTCATGTGGTTGATCCTCATAATCGTAATTTTCGACTGGTTCTTGACAATAACACATTTTTCCATGTCGAAACCGCAGCGAACCGTCTACCCACTGTGCCAGATGGGTCAGTTCATGAAAAAGGATTTTTATATACAACTCCTTACACATATTGGACTGAAGTTCAATCAGGAAGTGACGAGGGCGATAAGACTCACCCTCAACATCACAATAACCATAGACACCCTCACGTTTCAATCCCCGGTGAACAATATCCACATCAATCTTATGACGTGGATAATACTTGTTCAGAAACCAAGAGGTAACATCCTCACAGAGCTTCTTAGAATAACCGTATCCAGAAGTGTAGATGCTAGACATGTGCCCCAGTGGAGAAACCAAATAAAAGATGAAATGAACAGAAGTTTTTCTTTAGTCGTCATCAACAATCAAAGAATCATCAGGTAAGTTGTTAGCACGGGTTTTCATTCTATTCAGTTTAGAAACATTCCAACCATTTTTGTCGGAGTCATGAACAACACCGTCAAGTTGACGGCGTTCACTTTCGGTATGATAGTGTCGTTGATCATTCATAGTAACCTCTGAATTGAATGTGTTCATTATACCATATTAGTCGTTATAATATGCGTTTTTGTAGAGATAACCACCTGACCAATCACACTTCTCAAACACAAATTCACGCTCCCTGATAACACGCAAATCAAAACGTGGTTCTTTCACTGGTGCCTTGAATGATGCTGCCTTGTGCAATTCACCAGTCTTCATGTTAATAAAGGCATGAACACTACGGGAACCATCACCAGTCTCCATAATGATTTTGTGATACTTACGACCACTCTCAATGTAGAACTTATACATGCCTTTGCCTGCCTTAATATCTTCAATACGCTGTTGACGATACTCAGGATCAGTTCTCAGGAAGAAATCAGCACGACGGAGAGAATCTTTCACAAAATCCTGCTCCAGTGCCTCACAAAGCATCAGACAATACTCACGAACCTTCAACTGAATGTCGTTCCGTGCATCCTGCTGAGCAACGTAGTCTGCGAAGGAGGTTGTCATGGGGCGTTCCCTTGATTACGAATGTATTATAGGGCATCCTGGTGGGGTTTCAGGACACAGTGTGTAGGTTATCTGAGTGTCACACTCTCCCAACGGTCGATGCTGGAATTGTAGTATTTGTTAATGGCATTAGTCGCCATTTGCATACACTCAGAATCTAAAAATCCGTGCTCCATATAGTTATTTTTCTCAAAAAAATCATAGATTCTTTTTTGAGCCCATCGTGGACTTGTACTGGAATTAAGAATACTCAAAAGTTCCATATTAACCTGCTCAATGACATCATCAGGAGTGTCAATATAACACTCCCATTCTTTTCTGGTGATTTTCAGTTGTTCTGGAGTAACAATCATGATGCTTTACGAATGGGACGATCAAATCCTTCCATACGATAACCTTCTCTCATTGCATGAATGATGATGTTGTCGTATGAATGTGACCTCAATGGTATGTTTCTGTGCAGAAGAAAGTCTTCACAATCTTCTGCCAGTGCTTCTTTCTCTTCATGAGAAAGTTTTTTTAAATCGATCATACTGCCAGGGCTCCCTCTGGAATATCTATAACCTGTGCGAAAGTATCACTCCAGGTTTTAGTATCATAACAGAACCACTCTCCATCCTTGAAAATATATCCAAACTCTTCACCGTTGTTAATAAACTCAGTGATAGATTCATCCAAGCGTGGAGGACAATCCTCACCACGTTGAGAATAGTATTGAGGACCATACTTTTGAACTTTAGTCTCACTGTCCCAACGCTCATCAGTCCAGCAGGAAGACATATCACCACCATCAATCAGTTCGGTAACTTGACTCTTTGTAGTGTAATGTGTATTCAGAATACGACCCAACCACTCAGGATAACCATCCCAATGATGATAGGCAGAAACGATTGCGTTTCCAACATCAATACCAATTCGTGCTCGGGTTGCCATAATGAAGAAAGAAAAGGGTTTGAAAGGTGAACTTTTACTTTTGGAAGTATTCTCCGATTGCCTTACTCATGGAAATAAGTTTCTCATGAATGGCATCAACCTCCAGTCGAAGATTTTCTTCTTCTCCCATAAGGTGCATCAGATCAACTTCACACCAGTCCTCAAGATTGATAGAACCATCCTGATACTGTGGAGTGTAAAATAGTGTGCCTTCACTATCAATGGAATAGGCACAACCTTGGTTTTCGGCAGTGAGAACAATCATTACCAGATTTCAGTGAAACGCTTGTGAGTTGCTTTGGTCATTCTACCTTCTGTGAGCATGTTGTCACATACTCTACAGAAAACTTGAAACTTTTCTTCACGGGTGAGAGTATCTGCATACTCACATTTTTTCATAATGCGGAGCATGTATGCCTTGGAAGTGATCATTAGTTTGCGGGTGTAATTTCAATGCGGGAGTAAAAAGGTAATTCTTTCATTACCCACTGTTCAAGTTTACTATTCTGTGCCTTTATACCCTTGGATGTTGTTGGTTTGGTAGGCATTGTGCGTTGAAACTCAATTACTTTAAAGTCACAAGTCTCAACACGAATGTTGTAAGTGGCAGTGGTGGTCCGCATGTCCCTCCCTTGATTACCCCTGTATTATAGGGCATCCTGGTGCCCTGACAACGGATGGTGGACGGTTCATCGTTTGACCACCGACACAGCTGCCTCACCCTTCTCAAAAACCACATCAACAACTGCCTGAACCTTTCGTGCCGTGGTGATACCTACCTTATCATAGACAGGCACACAAACCAGTCCAAACGTCTTCTGAGACCCACCCAGACGGATTACACGACCGATTGATTGACTGATACCAATATAATCCATGTTACGCATGAACAACACTGCCTCAAGTCCACTGACATTGATACCTTCGGACAGAATAGAGTGGTGAAGAACCACAAACTTTTTGTTAGGATCTCTGCCCCAGGCATTTAGAGTCTCAAAGAATACCTCACGATTGACTTTCTGCCCATCAATAATGGCACCAGTCCTGGCAGTAATCGTCATCCAAGAATACCCACGATCACTCAAATCCATACAGAAACTGGACTGTGAGATAAGCAACATAATCTGCTTGGTAGAACGAGCACAGATTAGGATTTTGTTCAGTGAATTGTCGTCAATAGTAGATAACAGGTTTTCAGAATCACGGTCGGCAATCATCTTCTTATCCTGTACCATATCCAGTTGTTTGACAACAACCTTGGGAGGAAGAATGTAACCACCCTCAACCAGTTCGGGAGCACCAACCTGACAGATTACATTACCATAAATCTCAGGCATGTTCATGCCGGGTTTTGTAACAGTAGTAGAGTGCTTAGGAGTAGCAGTAAAGAAATAACAGCGAGAAGACTCAACAGAAAAATACTCTGTCGGGCCAAAGAAATTACGCTGAACAGAGTTGTGCGCTTCATCGAAGTAAATGGTGTTTACATCAAGTTCTGCTTGTTCTAGGCGATTTAAAGAGTGATAGGTGGTGAATACAATACAGTGATCACCAGCAGTGTTGGCAACATCAACAAACAGTTTGATATTGCCGGGTTTTGTTGTACTGTAGTGATGAGTTTCACCACTGTGAACGTGCATGACATGAACATCATTGCGGTCAGTGTACTCAAGAAATTCAGAGCACAACTGTTCTGCCAGCAGAATACGAGGAGCAACAATTACAAAGGTTTCGGCAGTGCCAGAATCCATGGCACTCAAAATGTCCTCAAAAATACAGGCGGTCTTACCACCACCAGTAGGAATGATAACCTGACCTTTGTTGTTGTTCAGCATGGCACTCACGGCACGTTCCTGATGCGGGCGAAGAGTGAAAGGCAACGGGTCATCTGTCGAATATGAACATATTATGCCATAAAAAAACCACCCCGTCAAGGAGTGGTGGACACCTTAAACATTGTCACATTTAATCATCATATATTCTACATTCATCGGCATCAGGTTCTACTTCACAAAACAATTCTAATGCCGTGGGATCATGATGGTCACCGGCAGCAATTTCTTCTTTATGATTCTCTACATAAACCTCAAGTTCATGTAGTTCTCCTTCAATATGACGACGTTGTTGAGGTGATGTTGTTGGATCTTCAAGAATCTTTTTATCAACCTCAATATGTTTTTCGACGCTTTCCATAATAGTTTTAAACGTTATGTAATATTTATTAGTATCTACGGGGAAAATTGATTACATCATCTTTATATGGTGTTGAAAACGTAATTTTATCATCAAAATCAGGGGTTTTGTGTCCTTTTAGAAGAGAAAGGAGTTCTTTTGCCTGTTTAGCACAAGCTTCATGATACTCCAAATCTCTTTCCACACAATTTATGATTGTCTCATAGATTTCTTCTGGAGTTGCCTCTGAATTGAGAGAATCACTAATCCAATCATTCAAACTAGACAACGAATAGTTCTTGTATTCAAGTTCTGATTTGTTCAATGTGTTCCTCCATAGTTTTTGATTGCCTCTTCTAGGATACTCTCGATGTCTTTACTTGTCAAGTCATTCAACCAGTTCCAGTTCTGGTCCTCTCGATCCCATTCCATACTGAATGAACCATCTTCATTCTCATGAATTTTTAAACTATCACTTTTCATCTTTTTTAAGTTCTTTACGACACTTTTTTAATTCTTTTAGTTCACTCTTAATCATCTGGTAGGCATCCTCTGATGAGATTTTCCTTGCCATTTCCATGGCACTAATAATCTCAACTCTCGTACCAAAATGTTGAAGTGCTCTCTCGAAGCAGTCTAATTCTTCATACATAACTATCCTTCATCATCCTTTCTTTTTGGTAGAGGTTGTTCCATTGGAGTCAATCCAATATTTCTTACGGTTTCCTGTTGCTTCATATACAACTTAATCCAACAACGTGCCATGTCTCGTAACATATCAAGGTCATCACATTCTTCAATCTGTCGTGATAACTTTTCATATTCAAACAATTTAGCCGTGCTTTGTAATACTATTTCATCTGGATCAAATTGATTCATCAGTCTTCCTCCTTTATGAAACAAATAGAATTGAATTTTCCATTATATCCTTCTACGGATATTTTTGTATGTGCGGTATGAACTTCTGTTCTCTCTACTGTATAACTTTTTCCTCTTTCTAATATATCATCTGGATTATCATTATTTCCCCATTTTACTTGCTCCTTACAACAACCGATGTACTTTACTCTGTCGCCATCATGAATACGTGAGATGTGCATGTTATTTTCTAAGTGATTTTAAATATGTTAATACATTTTCACGAACCCACATGAGTTCATTATAACATCTTTGATTGTGAGCACACTGACGAAGTGAGGGATCAGGTTTGTGAACAGATTCAATAAAAATGTCAAGACCTCTGTTCCATTTGATGTTATTTGGTTCGTTGTCTTCGATTCCGTTTTGATCCCTCATTTTTGATACCTTTTTTGATAAAGTTCAGTGCCGAATCATAAGTGCGTGCTTGGTGAACAACACTTCCATTATGTATAATGGTAAACTTTTTACCACATGGAACTGCTGCCCACATACCATCATTTGTTACATAACCCAAAGGATTACCCGGTTCAGCATCGAGTAATCCTGGTTGTGCAATATGTGGTTTTAGAAACTTATTAGAACTTGGCATTTACACTCACGACAGTTGCATTAGGATTTCTTGCCTTTGCCACTTCACGGGCTTCATCATAGTTTGCGGCATGAACAGTCTCATAGAAAGTACGACCCGCAACATAGAGTTTGACTTCACAGAGCATGGGATTGTCCCTTGATTACCTCTGTATTATAGCGCATGAGACACCGGGATCTAAAGCTCGTGGACAGTTCCTAGACTGTCCCATCAACCCTAACAAAGGTATTCTACTCATATTCTGATACTTTGTCAAGTTTTATCCTTAAATCCAAAGAAAGATGTGATGGCATATCTTCCCCAACCATCAAAATAGTCAGAATCCTTAATACTTACTTCTCGTACTCCATGTTCTACCCATCCAGGAAATATAATCATGGAGTTATTATCACAAGGAATCTCATAATCATATTTGGGAAAATATAACTGCCCACCTTCAAACTTCTTGGGTTCCTTATAAAAATAAGAAAATGCTAAAAATTGAAAACATTTGTCTGTATGTGGATCATATCCTTCTCCATCATGATAATATCTTACTTTTGTGATATCATGATTTGATTGATTGGCAATACAGCAACAATCATGTATATCGGCAAATACATTTAAAACAGGACTATCAAATAGTTTTCTATTAACGGTCAATATATTAGATAAACTTCTATAGTTTACACCTTTATTATTAGAATAATCTTTATAAACATTATCTAACAAAAGTGCCTTTGCACTTGTATAACCCACAACACCACCATAATCTTCTGCCTCAAGTAATTTACCAGGTTTTGTATAAAATTTAAGTTCTTCCCAGATAAGTTCTAGTTCTTCCTCTGTATAGAAATTATCTATGATCATATGAGGAAAAGGAAACTCATCCACATATGCGGTCAATTTTTGATCATTCATAATGTAGAAAAGTCAATGATTTTTACTATTTAACTAACTTCGCCATAAACAAAATGTGATCCCTTTATTGTTCCATTGTTAGTAAGGTTTGGTGTAGTGCTCGTCTTGCCGGAATCAATTAAAATTGCATAACCATTTGTTCCACCTTGTCCACCCACTCCTTCCTTTGTATTGCCGCCTTCAGCATCACCATTACCACCATTACCACCTTGTCCATTTGTTCCAGAAGTTCCGTCACCACCCTCGGTAGCTTGGTCGTCTTCACCAACTTTTGTTTGGAATAAACCACCTATACCATCAAATCCACCACCGCCGCCACCACCAGTGGCAACACCTCCTCCTGTATTGCCAGGATCATCAGTTTTTATATCTCCAACTCCACCATTTCCACTCTCGGTTGAGGATCCATCCCCACCATTAAAACCTCCATTTCCATCTCCTTCCGTTGCACCCTCACCGGCAGGAACTCCACTACCGCCACCGCCTCCACTACCGGCACGTCTATGCTTATCATTTTTACATCCACCACCGCCGCCGCCACCGCCGCCACCAGCGACAATGGATCCAGTGGATTGAACTACTATTCTTTGAACTTCATCCTCAATACCTAGGGCACTTGTTCCAGATTGACCGGGTTTACCATTGACTTCAGTTTGTCCACCAGAATCATCACCACCCTTACCACCATCACCACCGGCACCAATGATAGTTCCTGCAATATTCAATTCTAAATGTGTTCCAGTACTCCATTGATCTCCTGTTTTTAAAGAACATTTTGTTCTTTTACCTTTATTTGCACTACTAGATTGAATAGTTATATTTTCTCTTACATGTATAAAAACTTTTCTGGTTCCAGTTCCTTCTTGTCTTTCTCTAAATCCACCAACTACAACAACTTTTGGATCAGGATGACTATTACTATAATTCATATAATCTGATTTGGCACGTACATTAGTGTAGCTGCTACTGGCACCATAAACAACAATCATATTCAATCTTTTACCATAAAAATCTGAAAATTTTATGGGAGTATTATTATCAGGAGTTGGGGTGATACCAGGACCTGTTGCCGTACTTCTAAGAGGAATATTCTCATCAAGGGGTAAATTTTCCATTTCACCAACAGTTTGTCTAATTCTATATTCGCCTAATGACCTTTTAGAATTTCTTCCAAACTCATTTTCTATTTCAGAAAATTTAAGTTTTCCGCTTGGTTGAATTGACATATTATGCCTCTGTTGTAATACCTACCCATGAAGTTCCATTATAAAGTTCTAATCTATGAAGTGTTTGATTATATATTATCGCCCCTTCGATAGTTGGGCTTATATTATTTCTACCTGTAGTAGTTGTAGAAGGAAACAACACGAATCCAGTCGATGTTGATGCTGCCTCTCCAAGATCTAATACACATCTTGGATTTGTTGTTGCAATACCAACCGCAGAAGCTTTTACATTGTTGAATGTAGAAATACCTGATGTTGTATTAACATTTGCATTTAATAATGGATTTGATACATCAAGAATGACATTACTTGAAGTATCTTGTACATCACCTTCAAATGTTGCAGTTAATGTTGTATCGCTCCCGAATGAGAGTGTTCCATCAATAGTTACGTTACTATCAAAGTGTGCGGAACCAGTGAATGTGGAAATACCTTGAACATGTAATACATGTGCTGGATTTGTTTTACCTATACCAAGATATCCCTGTTTTGTTAGAGACATTAACTGATCATTACCCACTCCACTATGCCAGTGGAATGCCTTATCATTCGTTACATTATTTCCTAATGAGTAATTAATATTTCCGGTATCACGATTGATAATATCAAGTGATTGATTGGTGCTGTATACAGCATTAAATCCACTAGTAGACCCATAATTTATTGATGCACTACTATTTCCGGTGCCGACACTATTTCCAATGCTGATAGAAGCCGTGCCAGTATCAGAAATAACCTCTATTTTAGACTCACCAGATGCTTTTCTAATTTGTAAATCAACAGATGGTGATGATGTTTGAATACCAATAGAATTAAATGATCCTGCGGAACCAACTATGGTTGCGGCAGTAATAATACCCGAAGTATTAGCACTGAAACTGTTGGAAAGTATGGATGATAATGAAACACTTCCCTCTCCATTAAATGATACGGCAGATGCCTCTAAATCTCCAGTGATGCTAAAGTTTTGTGCCGTTGTAAGAGATGTTGCCGAACCTGTAAGTGTCCCAACAAAAGAAGTTGCTGTTACTACCCCTGTAGAATAGATGTTTGATGCCGTTACAATTCCAACTGTTGATACACCGGAAACTTGTAAATTAGATGCGGTAATGAATCCGACCGTAGATACACCGGAAACTTGTAAACTAGATGCGGTAATGAATCCAACCGTAGATACACCGGTTACTTCAAAATCTTTAGTGGTTGTTAGTCCCGTTACACCTAAAGTTGCTATTGTTGATACGCCGGTTACTTCAAAATCTTTGGTAGTTGATAATCCGGTAACAACTAATGTTGCCGTGGTTGAAATACCACTAATCTTTAAGTTTCCACTGGCAGTTATATTTCCCTCTGTAACACCAAATCCTGAGATTGTGGGGTCTCCGCCAACTTGAAGTTCAAAGGCAGTTGAATTAGTACCAACACCAAGATTTGATGTTGTTGTTAATCCAGTCGCACCGGCAATAAATCCATCAGTTGCAATGGCAACAACTGCCTGATCACCAAAATTTCCGGCAGAACCAGTAAAGGTTGAGGCACTAATCGTTCCGGTACTTCCATTTATGGTAATACTTCCTACCGTTACAATTCCACTTACACTTGCATCTGTCGCAGTAAGATGTCCAACAACCTTGGCATTTCCTCTAACATCAAGAACTTCACCAGGAACAGTTGTCCCTATTCCGACCAGTCCGTTAGGGTTTACAACAAAATTATCATTATCAACCTGTACACCACTTCTAAAATTAAATGACTTAATATAATTTGCCATTATACTTTTTTAGTTATTTAGTCTTTCTTCTAAAGAGTCAACCTTATCACTGAGTTCCTTGATTG